TTTGCAGAACTTATATCATCAAATTTAGGTAATGTTTTTACCATTGATTCGATATCTTTATTTAATTGATCTTTTTCAGCTTTAGATTTAGCCATTTCTTCTGGTGTTTTAGGTTTGCCTATAGCAGAAGAAGCTTGTGTAAATGGTTTAACTAATTCAGGTGAAAATTCTTGAGTAGCGTTTTCAGGATCATTATTTAATAATATAAAATTATCTCCGAATGCTTGCTCGTATATATCAATATTTTTATTAACATCTCTCCAAGTACGTAAAACAATACCAGGCATTAAACTTCTTTCACGTTCTTGATTACGTTCAAGTGAAGTTAAAGGTGAAACATAAATCATTAACATAAAAGTTTCGTACCCTAAATCCTCTAATTGTTGTTTTTTCTTTAAAACAGGACCTGAAGCAGCACCAGTTCCATCGATAATAATATTATTTTTATCTTCGATGGATTGGGCTAATTTATCTTGAGTTGTTTTTCGTGCTTGTGCTTGTAATTTAGCTGCTTGAGATAATTGATCAGGAGTAAAATCTTTTTGTTTTAAACCTATACCACTTGCTTTTAAAAGTTCTTCATAAGTGTCATCTGAATTGATAACTTGGTATGAAGAGGGTAATAGTTGCTTAGTTAAAGTGGATTTACCACTACCAGCAGGCCCTGCTAAAAATATAGCTTTTGGACTACCCTGTATTTCTTTTAATAAAGTAGCTAATTTAATCATTTTTTATATTATTGATATAAATATTTAAACTTCTCTTTTAACTGTGGTTTTTAATGTTAGTATATGTGGTTTGGGAGCAGGATTTTCTAAATCAAATAAAGCCTTAACATTATTGAAAATGCTTAGATTTTGTTCTTGTGATCTATCAGATTCAACTATTTCCCAGTTTTTACCTTTTAAACGTTTACCTGCTTTATCTTCACCTCTTGATTTTGATTTTAACCATAATACACCACGTCTATTTATGGTTTTACCATAACATTCTTCATAGCATTGGCTATAAATAGCTGTTTGTAAATCATAAGTGGTTTGTAAATGGTTAGAAGTTTTTAAATCTAAAACCCATAATTCACCATTTAACTCAATAATTAAATCACAAGTTCCTGCTACTCTTAAAGTATCTGAGAATAAATGTACTTCGGTTTCAATTAAAGTTGGTTTATGTGTCTCCCAGAAATTAACAAAGTTTAAAAACATTGACCATACATGAGGTGGATATGCAGGATTACCATATTGATTTAAGAATGAACATTCTTTCCCATTTAAATAATCTTCACACAAATTATGAGTTTGAGTACCTTCTTCAGCTGCTTTTTTTACAATGTATTCTGAGGCGTAACCTACTTTCTTTAACCAATCTTCAAAATGAGGACCTTTTGGGTAATAAGATAAAACATGTGTTATTGAAGGGTAATAATCTCCATTTCGTCTGTAGAACCTTGAATCAGGTAATGTGATTTGTTTGTGATCATCTGAAATTTGGAGGATTCTGTCGTAAGATTTTTTCATTAGTTTACTTCTAATTTGAGTGAGAAAAGATCAGAAAATGTAAATTCTTGAGAATTTTGTATTAAATGTGTAAAATGTTCGAAGCCCATATCTGATGGATCTTTACCTTCTAATTTTACAACATGTAATTTTTTTCCTGAGTGGAGTAGATCTCCGGCAATCTTAAGTGTACTTTTTAGTGCATCACTATCTAAAGCTAAATAAATATCTTTAATATTATTAGACAATAGTTTTTTAGTTAATTGTTTTGACATTGTTTTACCATATAAAGGTATAGCATTTCTTTTAATAGCAATTGCATCAAATGCTCCTTCACATAATATAACAGGTAAATCCCAATTTATTAGATTTTCAAATCCAATTATGGCATTTTTATCAGTAGAGATAGCATCATATTTTCTAGCAGGATCTTTTTCAAATGAACGAGCTATAAAATAATTTAATTTACCATTAGCATCATAATTAGGTATAATAATTTTATTAGCATATCTTCCTACCTCACAATATCCTATTTGGTACTTAAGTATATCTGTGGGTGTTATACCACGTTTTTTAACATAAAACAGGGCGTGTTTCGCAGTAATATCTGATTTTGATATATTATATAGGGGTTTATATTCTTTAGGTAATTCAACATTAGAATTAAAATCTGATTGATCTATTTTAGTTGTAGTACCTAGAATTGAATTTAATTCAGAATATTTTTCTCTGTCTGCTTTTACTGATTTAAATAAAGAAGCAATAGTTTTACCTTTAATATCACAAGCCCAACAGTGCCAAGGATTTTCATTCTTGGTTGTTGGTACTAAATTAATCTCTAATTTAGGTTTTCTATGATTACATAGAGGGCAGTGAAAGGCATAGTTACCTTTTGAGGTAGCATTTCCTTTTCCTAGTACTGATTGCACTAGACCTAATAATATTCCGTTTACCATAACCTTTGTTTTTATTAAGATTCTCTTACTTCAAAAATAGCATTAAATTTTTCTAAATCTAGTCGTTTTTGGGAAGCAAAAAATATTATTGCTCCTTCTAAAGATGCTGATTTAATTGAATTAATAGCTTCATTTGAATTTTTCGAAAATAAACTGTAACGTTTCATAGATAGAGATTTATAGTATAATATAATAAATTATTTTGGGGTATCAAAATCTTTTCGAAAAAATTTACCAAGAACATTATCATTAATGTATTGATCTGATCTTTCAAGTACCTCATTTACAAACAAGTATTTTGTTTCATAGTAAGTTAATAATTTTTTTGTGGGAACAAAACAAAGTATTTCACGTTTAAAATCTTCTTTATTTCCGTCTTTTATTAACTGTTTTATTTCTGATTGGGAACCATAATAAGTTTTCCAATCAGATTCTTTTATTACTTGTTTTTTCTTACTTAATCTCTTATCAGTTAAAGCTGCTAGTTCTTTTTTACCTAGTGCTTTATTAGTAACCGACATTAATTGTTTTTTACCTAGGTATTTTTTGCTTGTAGGTAAATGTGTTACTTCATAAATAAACCCGAAAGTATTTTCGGGCATATCTGATATTTCTGTTATTACTTTACCTTTATAAATCCAAGTTGGAGTTGTAACCATAAGTGTGTTTTGTTCTAAATATCGTACTTTACTACAAAAACTGTATCTGTTGTTGAAGAAAGAGGAATTGGTTGAGCTAATTTAGCTACAGCTAATAATTCATTTCTATTATTATATAATCCTACTGTTGTAACGTAAGGAGCGAAGAATGAACTTGTAGCAAAGTTTCTTAATGAACCCGAATTATCAGTTGATATTGTTGGGTTTAAAGACATATTAAAGTCATTTTCTCCTACTTTACAACGGACTTCCTGTTCATAAACGATATATTCGTTTTTGAAATTTAAAGTAGCATTTGGATCTTGTACTATAGCTGCCATTATATTTTAAGATTAAAAGTAAAATCTATAGGATTAATAAATAATTTTATATTAGTGGCTCTAATTAATCAGGATCAGGAGAACAAGGATTTTGATTAGATGCATTAATAGTTAATTTTATAGTTGCTGCAGGTGTATAACTAGTTCTATCTACATAAACACTTACATCTGAGCCTGCGTCACTATCAGCACTAAAGAATACAGATGTTTTTGGTGTATATTCAGGTACTAAAACATCTGGGTATCCGGTTGGGAATGATCCATAATTTATTTGAGGGGTAACTATGGTACGTACAGGACCTTCAATTACATTACTACCTGATACTTCTATAGTATAAACTGCATTGTCATACCTATCATATACACCATTAGTTAAATTAGTTCCTAATAGGTTAAAATCTAGATTAAATTCTGGTTCAAATACTGTAAAAATGCTAGTAACATTATTATTAACTGTAACACCTTCACGATACTCTAAAGAATATGCAACCCTATTTCCAGACTTATTTGTAAATTCAATAGTAAATGGATTAAATACAGGAGCTGGTTCTTCAGGACATGAAGCTGTTATTATGTTACTAAATGACGAAGTAATTCCACTACTACAACTATTATATGCTCTAAAAGATACAATATCACTAGGATATGTAGTAAGTCCAGTATCTGCAAAGGTATTAATAGTTAATGAGCCTGATGAAGGATTAGTTATAATTTTAGTTTGAGAAGCAAGACTAGTCTCTCTAAAATTACCTGTTAAACTATATTGAATAACTGTACGAGTTGCAGAACTTGAACCTGAACTGTAAGTTACAGTATATGATGAAGTCCAATCTATTTGATCAGCACAATTAACAGGATTAGCTGTTAATAAAATAGGAGGTGTACAGAATGTTGGAGGGGGGCATTGAATTTCATCTTGATAATATCTATAATAAGGTGCACCACTACAAATTGATAGAACATCATCTGTTCCTGAAATGAATAATTGTGTAAAATTAAAAGTAGGGCCAAATAGAGTAGTTCCATTAGAATAACTAGAAGTTACTGTTGAACCTGAATAAGGACCTGAGTTAAATATTTGTTGTATTCCTGAACTTGAAACATATCCTGTATTAGATCCTGCAGAAGTTACACAGAATGAACCAGTATAAGTAAAATTTCTTCCAAATATTGCTATACTTGAAGTAGGAGAAGAACAACCTTTACTATCTACTAAAAATGTAGAATAGGTTCCTGAGTTTAGTCCATCTAAACTTATTGGATTTGAAGTTGATGAATATGTTGTTCCTGATCCAGTATTAACAGCAAAATAAGTATAAGGAGAAGTTCCTCCACTTCCACTTATAATAACAGCATTAGAACATGAATCTATATAAGAAGCTGTTGTTGATATTGATAATGCTGTAGGTGAAGTTATAGTAAAAGTATTACTATAATTTTGACATTCTTTTGCAGGATCATCATTTGTCACATTTAAACTATAGCTTCCACTAACCAAACCTGATGCTGTTACAGTATTATTAGGAAAATTACTTAAAGGTATATCTTCAATAATAGAACCTCCAGTTGGACCAATTAAATTAACTATTAGAACATCAATTACATCACTAAATCTTATTAAAAGGAATCCATTTGATCCTCCATAACAAGATAAATTGGTTTGAGATATCCTATTAACTATTAAAGCAGGATAAACTTCTAAATTTACTATAGAACTTGTAATACAATTAAATGAATTTTTAACCGCTATAGTATGTGAACCTGTTGATAATCCGGTAAAAGTTTTAGGTAAAATAAAATAAGAACCACCATCTATAGAAGCTGAAGTAGCTGTATTAGTACTATCACTAGATATTCTTATTATACCATCACTACTTGTACTAGAACATGGTAATTTAGTTATACTAGTTGTATATGATATAGGAGGATACCAAGAATTAAATGATTGTGATATTGTAGTACCTAAGTAATCTTTAGCATAAATAATATTACTATTAGAAGCAGTTATACTACCACTAACAGTTTTATTAAAAAATCCTGGTATTCCTGTATAAGTAGTTCCATTATTTAAAGAGTAACTATAAGGAGGTACTCCATAATTAATAGAAAAAGTTACAGGTACACTAGCAGTTGAACCAAAACAAGCTGAAGAACTTATTAAGTTATTTATTTCTAAAGGTAAAGAAGTTATTGTTAAATTAATTGAACTAGTATTACTTCTTATTCCAGTAAAATTTCCAATAGTATATTCTAATTGATAATTACCTGG